ATTAAACGATGGGATTGTACTGAAGGTGATGATCAATTCAATTACGATTACCTGGAGGGCGATTGGGAGAATGGAAAGCATAGGAAATATTGCGCTCAATTGAATAAAGAACGATTTGAGAAATTCATTGATCATTGTGGTTTGATTATGGAAGATATCAATACAATGGGATCATTAACTGAATTAGGATTAATGCCAGCACATTCATTTAATGATGGTGGTGATTCATATGAAGCAATAATCAATGCTTATGTTACTCCATTGGTAATGAATGAAGACATTGAATGTACTGATGAATTGTGGGAATCATTGAAACAAGAAATGCTTAACAAATTTAATTAAACAATCGAAAGGAGAAATCAATCAAATGAAAAAAGAACTATTAGTTGGAATGATTGGCAATGACAAGGTTATTCTGGAAATCGAATTGAAAGACAAAAAAGCAAGTAAAGCAAGTGCAATCACAACAGCACTCACTCCAATTGGATCGACATTTAAAACATTATCGATCTGTGGATCAATCGGCAATCATTGCGGTGGTCAAATCCATGATTCAATCAATCCTTCCGATTTCGATGAACTCTATATGGATCAAGAACAATTGATTCATCTACTTGCAATCTGGAAAACTTGCCATTTAAATGATATGAATGCTGGATCATTGCTTCAAATGAAATATGTTGACTTCTGGAGAGATCAAGTCAAATCATTTAATGGATATGATTATGATCAAGCAAGTGCAATGCTTAAACAGCATCACCTATTGATTGACAATGAAACCAATCCTGAATTGAGTGTTGGCTATCGATATGGAACACTTTGGTTAATCAATGCTTTGCCTGTTTCAGTAATTACATTCATTCAAAATCTGCAAGTAACTCCCCCTGATAAAACCCGTTCTGCAATAATGGATTATCTCATTGAAAACAATTTCAAATGGAAAATCCAATCAACTGATTCCAATCCCAACATGCAATCAGAAACTGAAATGGATCATTGGAAAGTCAAAATGATTGATGATTCCGGCGATACTTTTCAAACCTACTTCTCAACTGGTATCAGTCATCGATTGATGACTGAATCTCAATCATCCGATGTATTCAAAACTGGTCGATTGCTTACCAATTGGAAAAACAAAACAATTAGAATGATGGGATTCAAACCTAAACAAATGAGTAGTGATCAAACAATTGATGATTACAAGACTGTTCAAGATTTGGGATTCTTTCCCCCTCCAATTAAAAGAGATCCCAGGGAACGATTTGAAGGTGTCAGAGTTCCCCCTATGCCAGATCAAGTAATTGAATGCATTACAACCGATTGGCTATCAATTGAGAATTACAATTCATGGGATGATTGGGCAATTGATATGGGATATGATCTGGAAAACAAAAATGATCGAAGGAAAGCTAAAAGAACATATCATACAGTTATCGATCAATCAGAAGATGCTCAAATATTCTTTTCAAGTCATTGGAATCAATTGATTGAAAGGACTTATTAATGTTTAATTCAGAAGCAATTGAAATCAAAATATCCTTTTCAATTCCTCAATGGTTTCCACCTACCCGATTGGATTATACTCGATCTCATTACAATCCAGAAGGTCATGTATATGCTGGAGCATTTGATCATTCAACCTATCACAATTCAGCAGAAGACAATCTATTCAATCAATTTAAAGACGTAAAAGAATTCTGTATGAATTATTGGATTGAATTTGAATACGATGGTAGTCCAGAGCATTTGTCTGATTGGATTGAAACAATGAAAGGTAAATTGAATCAATTCTTTAGACAATACAAAGAAGGAAAGGAGTAATCAATTATGTTACGTCATTCAAAAGCAGCAAGATTAATTGTATTCGTGAAGTTTATCATTTGGGATTTTCCTTTTAAACCAATTACAATTAAAGAATGTTGGGTTATTGCTGGAATCAATACAATAATGCCTAAATTAAAAAGGAATTAATATGGATAAACAATCAATCATTGATAAACTTAATATAATCAAAGATGAATTGCTGATAGTAGCAGATCAGATTCGGAAATTGCCACCCAACCCTAAAGCAGAGCAATTAGGAAACAATTGCATCTCATTGAACTCAAGCGAATTGTTTAAGCATGACAAATGGACTCCGAGTTACTATATCTTTTCAGATCAATATGAGATCATTGCTGAAATGATTGAAACGATACCAATTGATCAAGTAATTCCTAAATTGAATCGAATCATTGAAAAGAAGCAATACTATCTCAAAGGCAATATGATTCTATTTCATCCCCAGGTAATTAAGAACCTTGAAAATTTAATCAAAGGAGATTAATCAAATGAGAATGGCAATCATATTTGAACATGATGATATAGTTAAACTTCAGACTCCAATCATAATTGAAATGTGGGATAGGGTAATGAATACCGGATCTGGAAAACGAAAGCTAACAGAAGCATTCACTCCAGATGAAATCAATCGAATCAAACAATTGTATAAAATCTTTTACACTTGGCATTTCAAAAAGTTTGGTGGTACTGGTATTCCTAAAGAATGTCATTCAATGACAATTGCCGATTATCAATTAACAGAAAGAGCAGTACATTTCTTTGCAACCATTTAATTGAAAGGAGATTTAATGGTCTACAATATTTACGGTACTTACAAAGGCAATCGAGAGCTAATTGATTTTGCTGATACAAAAGCTGAAGCTGATTACCTTGCTTCAGAATATCAATTGGCTTATGGCAATGAATGGACAATAACAATTAAAAAAGAAAGGAGTTAATCAATTATGGACAAGCATCTCAATTACAGCAATCAATTGTACAGTTATTCAGAACCGCAATCGTATGATCAATTAGTACATTATTTGGCTCAAGGTATACGCAAAGAAAACACAATCGACCGTCCGATTGCACACAACACAAGGGTAATCAAACGAACTCCCACCACAATTGCAATCAAATTTCATGCTACCGACATAATCACATTCTTTGAAAACGGATCTATTCAATTGAATACAAATGGATGGAAAACCATTACTACAAAGGATCGAATGTCAAGATTCCTACCTACCGGCATTAATGTTTATACTGAACGATTCATTTGGTATCTTCGATTGGGTGATTGGAAAGAAGGAAAAAAATACCTTTATGAAGATCACATGATAGTCACTCACGATAAGCATATTACCAATGCCAATGGCAATGCAATCAAAGAACACTCCAAAGCAAAAGAAAAGAAAAAACGCAATCAATTGAAAAAGATTGACAATTACATTAAAAATTTTATGAAAGCATTGGAAAATGGTAAAGTACCTGCTCCATCTGGATCTGATTGCTTTATTTGTCAAGCATTCAATGGTCAACCAATTGCCGATAAAATAAGTAGTGGTGAATTGATTGATGGTCATTTGAAAATCACTTCATTCAATGAAAAACCCTGGTATGATTGCATTGAAGGTCATATCAAAGAAAACTATTTCGTTCCTACCTTACTTATAAATGCAATCAAATCCGAATTCTATGATCAAGAAGGCATTTGGGGCAATCCAAATATGACTTATGGATTATCCGAATTCGATAAGCATAACATATCCTGTTGGTTTCATTCTGATACAGAACACAAACCAATGGTAAGTGATATGACAGTGAGGCGATTGAAAAAAGCAATGAAACAATTCATTACTAAACAATTGAATTTCTAACAAAGCAATTCACTCCAATTTTTTCAATTAATTAAACAAACGAAAGGAATGTAAAAATGGATGACTCTTTTAGTGAAGCAATTGAATATCGTGACTTTAATATCAACGTTCACCAGGATCAAGAATTAACTATGAATCCAATTGATGATTTTGATATGTTTGGAACTATGGCTTGCTGGCATAATCGATACAATTTGGGCCATAAGCAACCTGATTGCGAACCAAAGAAATTCCTTGAACAATTGGCAATTGAAGCTGATCCCTATATCGAAAACAGAATCAATCATTGGGAAAGTGGGCCAGGATGGATATCGCTTCAAAATACCTATCAATTGGATGCAGATGGATGGAAAACCGTTGGATCGGATGCTGTCAATCAATGTGAAAAACGAGTCGATGCAATCATTGAAAAAGCAATCAATCAATACTATGTTATCCTACCTCTATACCTCTATGATCACTCCGGCATTACAATCTCTACAGGGCCATTCAATTGTCCTTGGGATTCAGGTCAAATCGGATATATCTATGTTACCAAAGAAGCAATCAAAAAAGAATTCAATCGAAAGATAATGTCAAAGAAGTTAGAACAGAAAGCAATTGACATTATGCAATCAGAAGTCAAAACTTACGATCAATACTTAACAGGACAGGTATATGGTTATATGATTGAACCTACCGATGAGAATAAAGAGATTGAATGTGATGATTCCTGTTGGGGATTCTTTGGAATGGATCATAAAGAATCTGGATTACTTGAAATGGCAAAGAATGCAATTGATTGTGCAATCAATCAATATGAAAGAGAAGCAATTGCCGATCATTTCAGAAGACAGGAAATGAATCAATTCATGCAATCAAGTTGGGCCATTTAATCATGAAAACAATAGATGAAATACATCAAAAGGGATTACTGACAATTGAGATCCCTAATGTAGAATCGCAAGTCTGTCAATTGGGAATACAAACGGCAAGGGATGGACGCATTTGGATATGCATTGATGGGCAAGCATTCATTCGATTTAAACCAATTAAAAAGGAATATGATTTGACAAAAAAGAAAACAAGAAAACAAAAACCTTTTTGTGTATTACCTACATGCTCTAAATGCCGTGTACGATTGCATAGTGGCAATGGCTACACACGTTCCGATGGCAATTTTACCAGCTATTGCAAAACATGTAATGTAGAGGAAGCAACCATTAACAAATGGAAACGAAAATCATTTGATGAAATCAATAAACAAATTGAATACCATAATCACTTGATTGGATTACTTAATGAAGCAATTAAACGAAAGGAGTAATTAAATTATGACCTATGGTGAAATCAAGAACGCAATTGAAAATGATGAATATGACATTTATACCGATAGGGTTGATGTTACAATTGAAATCAGTCTATTTGAATACGGTATATTGCGGAACCCTAAAGATGATTCTTGCATCTTTTGCAATTTCCTTTGTAATGAAGAACCTGATGATGATCATGAAATTCAATTGAATCATACATGGGTATCACTCGCAGATGTCAGGGGCTATTTGATTGATGATTCAAGCCAGGGATTCTTTGATTACATTGGTTCAGATCTGGAAAAGGAATTGGATAATCTGGATAATGACAATCTTGCTTTCATTATCAATTCAATCAATTCATATGATGGTTGGTTCAACAATTAGGAGGTAATTATGTATCAATTAATATGTATGTCATTTGATGGTGATTATGTTACTGAAAGACCTGAATTTGAATCAATTGAGGATGCCTGGGAATACTCAAATGACCTGGGATCTAAATGGTATTTCTATCCATTTCATTTTGTAATTAAAGATGTAACAATCAAAGACACTCCAATTCATTTGGAATATTTTGTTAACAAACGAATCACAACTGTTAAAAAACTATTCAAACGATTGTCTACAAGATCTGATTTAATTAATTGTGATGCTGATGAATACTTAAATGCTATAATCAGTGAAATATTTATAATGGCAGTTTAACAAACGAAAGGAGCAATTGAATTATGGGAATTACATTAAAACAAGCAAAGCAATTGACTTATGGTGATATGATCTATTCAAATCATTTTACAATGTCCGATAATTGTACTCCGAAACGATGGCGTGTCAATGGGGAAATCAAACGATGGAAGCGTGATCCAGATCGAATTCAGATCCCTATGAAGTATGGTTTATATAATCATGCTTACCTTTGTCATGGTGAAATTAATGACAAAGTGTACATGAAATCAATTACCCTTGAATTGGATGATTTTGAATTGACTGAAGAAGCAGCAATTAAAACCCTATTGGAAAAAGAAAGGAGTGTTTAATTGTTAAATATACTATCAATTGATTGGGATTACTTCTTTCCTGATAATTTCAATTTCGATTGGGCAATGGATGATAAACAATTTCTTTTCTATGAAACCATTTGGCCTATTAGATGGAGTAATCGAAATATATATGACAATACAATAATTGCTAAAGATGTATATCATCCAGATCTGCAATTATTAAACGGATTTTTAGATAAAGTTTTAATTAATTCAAAACCTGCCTTACTTTCAATTGCCGATTCCCATACTGACATTCAACATCTAATCAATCTATTTCCTGCCAAAGTAAACATCTACAATTTCGATCAGCACCATGATATTTATTATGGTAATGAATTGCCTGATAAGAAATCAGAACCCAATTGCGGTAATTGGGTAGGGTATTTCCTTGATCGAATTGAATCCTATCATTTGTTTTATCCCCCCTGGAGAGAATCCAATTTAGAACACGTAGGCAAATTATTACATACCAATTCCGTATCATTTACAATTCCCAAACATCCTCCTGAATTCCATATGATATTCATTTGTAGATCTTCTCCCTGGACTCCATCCTGGTCTGACAACTATTGGATTAAATTCATTGAGTATTTTAAAACCAATTATCCCTATGAATGGAATCATAAATTAGCTCTTGACTATGCTCTGGAACCCCGACCATTTGACAAAGAAGAAGCAAACCGTTATGAACAACAAACCAAAAAATCAATTGAACGATGTAAAAAAGAAAATGCTGAAAGGAGGAATAATATATAACAAAGCAATCACAGCAGTTTTTTGAAATGAATGACAAAACTGACCAATTGAAAAGGAGAAATGAAATGAAAGAATCAAAATCACAAAAATCACACACGCAACAAGTAACTGAATATCTAATTGAGAATAAAATTAACAGATTTATCATTAAAGATTTGTGGAAAACATTTCCACATATCAAAAACAATACAATGAGTACACTTGTATCAAGAGATCTAAAGAAAAAAGGATTGGTTACTAAAACCGATACCCGTAGAGGTATGAGTGTTGTCTATCAATTCCATCCCCCTAAACCAATTCAAACTCAATTAGAAGATTCCAAATTGGATGATAAGAACCTTCAACCAGATCCAGAATCAGATTCATATGATTCCTATGTTAAAATCGGCAAAGGGATTGAAGAATTATTGGAAGTCAAAAACAATTCAATCCAGGGTTTGATGAGTCAATTAAAATCATCAAAGAAAATGATTTTAGATCTTGAAGCAACTGTTCAGGATCGTGATCGCCATATTGTAGAACAAGGCAATAAAATCCATGAATTGAGTGAGAAGATTCGTAACAAGTCTGGTGGATCAATCAAACTGGATGAACTGCAAGGCATTGTAAATAACCAATAGAAAGGAGGTTCTACCATTGATTAAAAAACAAGTAACTAATGTTATAACTCATACAATTGATTGGATTGAAATACAACAAATAATTAATGCTTATATAAAAAGAAAGTACGATGTAACATTTCCAAAGGACACTCAAATCAGAGTAATCAGTCCAACAGATGCAATGGTAGAACCTTATGAACTTCGATTTAAACACACGATAAAAGAAGATGATGACTATGAAACAATCAAGTAAGGAGGATTAAACAATGAGTAGTTTAAATAAACATGTAAACATAAGAATCACTCCTGAAGTTAACAAGAAAATTGAATCAATTAAAAAGGAGATGGAAAAGTCAGATGGAATGGTATATTCCCGATCTCAGATCATATTCATGCTGATTGTCAGGGGCATTCAGAAATATGTCGAAATGCAAATTCCTTAGTTAAATCAACAGGTTTTAAAGCTTGACATTTGTTTTCTAATGATGTATGCTTATTATCGACTGAATGGCAGACCAAACAAACGAAAGGAAAAGATATGAACAAATGGAAAAAATTCAATGAAGATATTAAACAAGTAATTGAAGAACCGACCAGAAAGCAAAAGTTTCAAATGGATGATCTTCATTTGACTCTTTATGAATTCAATCAAGAAAAAGTATCTCTTTCCAAATCACTTGATGAAGTAAACAAAAAAATTGATCGCTATATGAAAGAGCTTGATCAATTACTTACTTCTGATTCTCCTCCTACCTGGGCCTGGAGATGGGTATTCAAGAAATCAAACATCAAATGGAAAGAAGAATTCATTAATCGATTAGGTAAAGCTGAAGCAAATAAAATCCTATCTGTTGCCAAACAAAAAGAGTATCCAAAAATAGGCATTCAATTCATTGATCCTAATCCAGAGGATATTCCAAAAAATCCTAATCAATTAAAAATTCCCAAACGATTAACCTTACCTAAATCCAAACTAACTTTAAAAGAAAGAATAGCATTACATAAAGGCAATTAATTGCTTGTCCAATTGCCAAGATGGAAGTGTTATCTCTATACTCTAATCCAGAGAAAGAGACTGTATAATGCAATTAACTCTCAACAATACAGATGGGGATTTAAAGGACATGAAATGTATTTGTTACGAAAGATGTGTTTTAAATACCTTGAGAAAGGAGGACAAAAACTTTTAAAAGCTGATCGATATGATCAATTGATTGATCAGGTCTTAGGAAATCGGATGGTGATCGCTGATATAGAAGAAATTGAATTGGCGCATAAGTTACTAATCATTAAAAAGATTAATGTAAGGAGGTTACTCATGGAATTAAAACAATTGAAAGAATTTGGTAAAGAAGTCGGATTGAAACTCGCTCAAATGAACAAAATGAATGATGACGATCTGGTATTGGAAATTATCCGTAATGTAGAACCGAAAGTTCAATACTCAAAAGAACTGGTTGCATGGTACAATGAATTGGATGATTCCCTGTTCGATCAAGCTGAAGCTGAATCAGGTGCTGCCGCTACTGAAACTGCTGCTGCTTCAGGTGATGCCGGTATTTCAATTGATGATGTAATTGAAGTCGTTGAAGGCTATACCAAAAAGGCTGAATTGATGGAGATCCTTGAAGATGGTGATGTTGCTCCTTTATTTGAAGGATTTGATCCTTCAGCCTATAGATTGCCTACTCAAATGAAAAAGGCAATGATTGATTTTCTCAAAAATCCCCCTGAAGCTGAAGCTAAAACTGTAGGGGATGATCAATTGGCAGAAATCGTAGAACTCGTTAATGAATGTGAAAATGAAGATCAATTGGTTGAGGTTTATTCAGAATATCAGGAAGTCTTTGAAAGTATGGAAGTACCTGATGATGTTGATGAAGAAACCCTTCAATCAATGATGCTTGATCACATCAAATCAAAAGCGGAATCAAAGGAAGAAAAACCTATGACACTCAAAGAACGCATTGCTGCAAAGAAAGCAGCAGAAAGTGGTAAAGTTGATATCAAAGGCAAAGATGAAACAAAACCATCACCCGGAGAACTATTCAATTGGTGGACTCCTTCCGATGAAGGTTTCAGTGTTGATGATGCCTTTGGAAAAGTAGAAGAATTGAAAATGACCGAATTGCGGAAGTTTGCAAAGTTCATCGGTCTTACAATTGGAATTGGCAAAAAGAAAGACGAGATCCTTGATCTGGTTGCCAATAAGATTGCTGAAACAGTTGAAGGTGTTGGAGAATCAACTGATCAGGATAGCGTTACAATCACAGCAGAATTAATCAATGATGCTGCCAAAGGTAAAGATAGGGAATCCCTGGTTGAAATGTGTGATCAATTGGAAATCAAATTGAATGCACTTCAAAAGAAATCTGTTCCTGGGATGCAGAAAAAACTGCTTGCTGAAATTACAATTGGAAAAGAAGCAACAAAGGAAACCACCACTGTAAAACAAAGGGGTAAACTATCTGCTAAAACCCCTGCTGCTGATGCTCAATCAGTTTATGCAATCATGGAGCAATTGGTTGTTGCAGGTAAATCAGAAGATGCTGTAGTGAAGGCAGTATCCCCTATTTACAAAGAAAAGGGAAAATCCATCATCTTTATCAAAAAACGTGTTCAGACCATGTTTAAGATCATCAAAACCGACAATGATATGGATTAATCAATAATCAATTATCAAATAAGCAGGGGTTAATAGCCCCTGCTTGTCAAATGGTGATTAAATGAGTTTCTATTTTCCCCTACCACAGACAAAGAAATCAAATGTCAAATATGATTGTGAGAAATGTGGTCTCTTTGACAATCCTGCAATTGACACTCCATTCTTTCCATTATATAAAGGAAGCAATTACAGTGGATTGGTTATATTGGGTCAACAACCATCACAGGATGATGACATTGGATCAATTCACTTTTCAAATAAAAAAGCACAGGCAATCAGAGCAAATGCATTCAAAGAAGGATTCAATCTAAAAAATGTTGGTGCATTTGTCTATGCTCTTAAATGTCATTCAAAAAAGAAATCCACTGAAGTTCAATTCAAATGCTGTCGATCATTATTAATTGATGAACTTAATGAATTAAAACCTAAAATGATCATTTGTTGTGGAGAAATGGCATTCAAATCCTTATTCAATTTAAAGAACAAAATCCCACCGACAAAGCTCAGAGGTAGGTTGATCCCTAATTATGAATTTAATTGCCTTGTGTACACTCTGATGAACCCCAATGACCTATATAATTATGATCAACAATACGCTTTAAAGCGTGATCTTAAACGTGCATTAAAATTCTGGTCTAAATACAATACCTATAAAAAAGTCGATCAATTACTTCAGGAACGAAAGATCCTTGAAGGGATCACAATCAAAGAGGTTAAAACTGAAAAAGAATTAAAGGATTGCCTTGATAAGATTTGGAATATAAAAAGAATTGCATTCGATTATGAAGCAACCAATGTCAAACCATTCGATGATAACTTTGAAATCACCCACATTCAATTCTCAACTGAAAAATATGCCTGGGTATTACATGAATCATTATGGTTAGAAAATGAGAACAATGATTTTATGCTTTGGCATTTCATGGAAAAATTTTTACCCAATCCATCAATTGAAAAGATAATCCAGAATGTTAAATTTGAACGTAATGTCAGTCGATGGATATTTGGCGCTGAAATAGTTAATACTCAAGATCCAATGATTGCATCCCATGTGATTGATGAACGCAGAGGATGCACTTCATTAGATTTTCAAAATCTAACAAGGTTTGGTATTCCACCTTATTCAGATACAGTTAAATCATTTCTAATGAAAAAGGATAAGGATGATAAACAGAATCGAATCAGAGAAGCACCATATGATGATATGATACTCTATGCTGGATTAGATGTTATCACTACCTACAATCAATGGTTGTTAATTGAAAAGATACTTCCAATTGTTTACCCTAATGCCAAATATAATTATGAGTTTTTACATAGAGGTCATAAGCTCTTTGCAAACATGACAAAGGCAGGAATCAAAATAGGTGAAGAAGAATTGGATTCATTGGAAATTACATTAATTAATAAAATGGAATCAGTACTTACTCGCATATCTCAGATCCCTCAATTCAAAGCTTATAATACTTATTTAGAAGATAAAACCAATCTAAGTAAATCAACTGATAAGAAATTAAAATCACTTTCTATAAAAATGAAAGGAGATGGAACTTATGATAAAGATCACTCAAGAACAATCAGCAATAATAAAACAAGTGATAAACCAATTAGAAGAAAACTTTCATTTTAATTTAAAAGAATTTTCATTCATTTACAATGGAAGGAAAGCTTTTATTGTAGATGTAAGAGAAAGAAAATCAATTATAAAACCATTTTCAATGTATCGAAAAGAATTATCTGATTACGTTGAGTTGTTTGATTTGAATGTAGAAAAATTCAAATCTCCAGATCAAATGAATGATTACCTTAATATGTGTATGCAAATCATTGCTAACATGCTTGACAATACCCGAATGGGATCTGTTGAAAACTATATAAATCACATCTGGAAAGAATTTGAATGTGCAGTTGATAATTGTAAAGATCCTGAACCGATGCAAATATTCATGGGAAATATAACTTCAATCATCACAATGATTGATTATAGTCTGGAAATTCAATTATCAAAAATGACAAAATCAGATAAGCAAATGTCTATGATCAGTCATATAATCCAAGGCATCGATGAATACTTTGAAGTAGCTGGTGTAATTGAAGTATCAAAAGATTCAATTAAAAAAATAGAAATCAAAGGAACTAAATCTGGCAGGGTAACAAGTGATAAACCTAATTCAATTGATTTAAGCAGAATCAAACCAATAAATACAAGGGAAATCTAATGATTAGTGAATCTGATTTCAATTTTAATCTTCGATCTAATCCTCAAATGCAAGAATTCCTTTATGAGTTCCTTGGATTAGAACCTCTTACAGAACCTAATAAAAAAACAGGTAATTACAAAACAGATGAAGCAACAATCATTCATTACGCTGAAAATCAAAACATAAAATTTTGCAAATTATTATTGCAATATAGAAAACTTAACAAAGCATTGAATACCTATATTGCCGATCTCAAACGCAATATATCTGAACATGATGGCAGAGTACATCATGAACTATGGTTGAATGTAGCTGAAACCTATCGATCAAGTTCATCAGATCCCAATCTACAAAATCAACCTAAACATGGTGATATACTTCCGAACCTACCCTGGAAAACAATTAGAAAAGTATTTGTTTGTTTAGGAAAAGGATGGCTTATATGTGAATTTGATTACGATGGTGCGGAAGTCAAAGTTGCAGGAATGCTTGGCAATGATCCTCAAATGATTGAAGATCTTAATAACGATCTTGATATGCATTCTCATTGGGCAATTAAATTATTCGGATTGAAAGGTTATTCATATGAACAGGTAAAAGAAACTTTTGGTGACAATGAACGATTCCTGGCAAAGAACAATTTTACTTTTGCTAATTTCTTTGGAGCAGGATTTTCATCAATTGCAGAAGAAATGCGAAAGAGTGATTTCTATAAAAATTTTGTTTATAACATTTACAATCAACGCAAATCAAAACATGAAGCATTTGATAATTACTTCATTAACTTCTCTCAGAACCATATTAAGGATTGTCAAAATCAATTTTATGAAAGGTATCACATCTATAAAGCATATCAGGATGCCATAGTTGACAAATACTACAAAACAGGGTATGTTGAAAATCCATTCGGATTTCGCAGAAGATTTCCCTTAACCAGAAACGAAATAATTAATTATCCAATTCAATCAACGTCATTTTTATTATTGCTTGACTCGTTAATTAATATCGAAGATGAATTGGAGAAAGGAGGATGGGAGTCACATTTAATCAATCAGATACATGATAGTGGTAAAGCCAATCTAAGAACCTATGAAGGTGGAGACTTCATAGATATGGTAGATGAAAAAATGACCGATAAACCCCACCTACCCTGGACTACCACAGTCAAAATGAAAACTGATTGGGAAGTAGGCAAAAACTGGTTGGATATGAAACGAATCAAACGTAATTAAACAAACGAAAGGAGAAAGATTATGTTGAACTTAACCAATTACATGAAAGCTGGTTATGGTTGTGTATTTGTTGAAACCCTTGAAATGAAACGTGCAATGAAATCAATTGAAATAGATGCACCTTTCAAAACGAAAATGTGGAGTCCTATCCGTGGACTCATTAATGATTACTATCGATTCGGTGAAGATGAACCAATCGATGCCCTCAACATCCTACGCAGATCAGTAGGACAACAAGCCGATGGATCATTTCAAGCTGCTCCCTCCAATACTGCATTCATTCTGGAAAACTTTGATGAATTCATTGAAGCATTCGATGTAGTCCAGACCATTCTTGACATCTACGATCTATTAAAAGCCAATCATACAATGATCATTATGGTTGGATCTAACTCTGCTGCAATTCCTTCCAAAATCAAAGAGTTCATTCCAGTTGAACAATTCGATATGCCCAATACTAAAGAAATCACCACCATTGCCAGTGGTATTTCCGAAACTTCAATTGAAGAATTGGGAGATAGCTATAAAAATAAATTCAAAGTTAATAATCCAATCATTGAAGCATGTAAAGGTATGACCTGGGAGGAGATTGAAAATGCTCTTGCCAAATCTGCCGTTGAAACCCGATCATTTAATTTCAGGCATATCATGGATCGTAAAAAACAAGTGGTTAAACAAACTGGATTTATGCAATTCATTGAACCTGAACCAATTATCAATCTTGGTGGAATGGATCACTTCAAAAACTATTGGGAACTTAGATCAGAACCTTTTCTCAATGCCAAATCAACCAAACCTAAAGTTAGAGCAGTATTATGTGCTGGATTTCCTGGAACTGGAAAGACATTAGGAGCAAAGGTATTAGGATCAATTCTTGATTGGCCTATTGTCCTATTTGATGTAGGTGCGGTCAAAGAGGGGATCGTTGGTGAAACTGAAAAGAAAATCAGGAAAGCCACAAAGACAATTGATTCAATTGGCAGATGCATCTTTGTATTAGATGAAATTGAAAAGTTCTTTGGTGGTACAGGTCAAGGTCAACAATCAACTACAAGTGGAGTTGATGAAGGAATGCTTGGTCATATCTTAACCTGGATGCAGGAAAGAACATCTGAAGGTATCTTATTCGGAACTGCAAATAATCTGGATGCATTGCCACCTGAATTCAAACGTACTGGTGGTCGATGGGATACTATCTTTTTTGTCAATCTGCCCAATAAACATGAAGTCAAATCAATCATTGAAATTCAAAATCGTAAATATGATTCAGAAATACCAATTGATAATGAATTCTGTAAAAAATTAAATGATGAAGGATGGTCTGGAGCAGAGATTGAACAATTGGCAAAGGATTCTCATTATGAGCCAGTTGAAATTGCCATGCAAAATATTCCAGTACTATCTCGATTCGATGCAAAGAAGTTTGATCGCACAAAGGAAATGGCAAAATCATTTAGATGGGCCAATGCCAAAGATCATTCAAAAGCGATCATGAAACCCCGTAAGTTAAAACTTAATTAATCAATTGGGGGAGTATCCCGTAAATGGTAGCGGTCTGGACTGTAAATTCAGTGTCTTCGGACTCAGGAGATTCGATTTCTCCCTCCCCCACCAATTAAAAGAAAGGAGTAAATAATGAGCCACAATGAAATAATCGATTTAGAAGTAACCGACATTAAAGCCTTATCAATGACCGCAAAACGAATGGGTGGTCAATTGATGCTCAATGCCAAAACATATAAATGGTATGGTACAAATGTTGGTGATTACCCTTTACCGGAAGGGATTAAAGCATCTGATCTTGGCAAATGTGAACACAAGATTAAATTCCCTGGAATCAATTATGAAATTGGTGTGATCAAATCCAAAACTCAACAAGGGGCATATTCATTGCTTTGGGATTTTTTTGATAGTTCATTAAAAAAGAAAATGGGGGGAGAAAAAGCAATTACCTTCATTCAACATTATACAATGGAAAAGACCAAACAAGCGGCAATGTCAAAAGGTAAACTGTGCAGAGAATCAGTCATTAAAACTAAACAAGGTGAAAAACGCAGAATGGTAATCACTGTTTAAAAGGAATATAAGATGAAAGATTTAATTAATTATATTGCACGATCATTGGTTGACTTTCCAAATGATGTAAAAGTCAATACAATTGAAGGTGATCATACTACTGTATTAGAACTCAGAGTAGCAAAAAAGGATATAGGAAAGATCATTGGCAAACAGGGCAGAACTGCTCAAGCAATTAGAACTATTTTAAGTGCAGCATCAGGAAAAACAAGGCAACGGCATGTTCTTGAAATCGTAGAATAAGGAGGTTAATTATGCAGAAACAAGTTATTGTAGAAGTCGATGAACAAGGTAAGATTCATTTTGAAACTGATGGATTCGTTGGTGAAGAATGTATCACCGATGATGTAGTCAATCATTTGAAAGATGCATTGGGCAAAGGTCTTGGGCCAGAATTCAAACCTGTATTTTATCAAAAGAATCAAACAAGGACTGTTCATAAAAATTTCTGTGGTTAATTAAATGGATATATACGAAGTATTATTCTTTCATCCAAAAGGTACTCGATTCTTAATTCAAGGAGTACAAGCTGATGTTGAACAAAAAATGGAATACATTACCCAGGATACACTTCAAGGAAAACGAAAACATTCTGTTCCTGGCAAACATTATTTAGATATTACTTTAACTATTCCAAGACCAGCAGATGATTATTTAGTAGATGAATTAAGATTCCAAACGGAAGCTGAAGAATTACTTTTATATTTCAAAGATGTTCATCCTTGTTTAATTAAAGGAAGAATAACAGATGTTCATTTAGGTCATGGTGAAGTAACTATTAAATTTATAGGTAATACTACAGATAAAACTTATGATGATTTTGTTATAGAAGCAAAAAATTATCAATCGATTTTATTTGGAACTGATTATGTCGATGATCTTCCTATTAAAAAGAAAAAGAAGATCATCAAACGCAAACTAACATTCTAATAAAAGAAAGGAGAATCAATCATGGCTAAAATCGCAAAGAATACTGGCAATGAAATTAACATTTTCGATCTTGGAACTCTGCTTCAATTTGAAACACATACATGGCAAGCCAGAAAAGGCATTCCCAAAGAGATCAGAGCTAAAATGACTGAAGAAACCGATTGGGTATCAGGCTATCAACGATTGATTAAATCAGAACGATTGACACCAATCAATTCAGTCATCACTCAGGTTCGGAACTACATTTGGAATGAAATATCTTTACCCTTTCCAATTAAATCCGTTCATTTTGTATCCAATGATATAAGTGAAGAAGCAGATATGAAACTCAGAGCATATACAGGGATGCTCAAAAAAGAGGTTAATGTCTTTGCCAAAGACTATGACAAATGGATTAAGGAATCGGAAAAAATCTTAAAGAAAGATGGATTATTTAATAAAGAAGCATATCCAATGAATGTCCGTAATCGATACAGCATTGAATGGAGATGGTTCGATATGACTATTCCCTCTGGATTGACCGATGAAATGTACAAGGTTGAAACAGATCGCATTCAATCGATGATGAATGAAACAAGGCACAATTGCGTAATTGCCATGCGTGAAGGTTTTGGTGAACTCGTAACCCATTTATCTGAAACATTAAATGGCAAACTCAGTGGTGAAAAACGCAGAGTTAGACCAGAAGCATTGGAAAAGTTTGATGAATTTTTTAACACATTCAAATATAAAAACATATTCAATGATAGTCAATTGCAACATATGGTCAGTGAAGCAAAAGCTCTACTGGCAGATGTAACTCCTAAAGATCTCCGCAATGATAATTCATTAGAAAAATTAATCAGTCATGAATTGAATGGACTTAAAGAAGAAATCACTGATGCTACTGAGTCCTATAAACGCAAATTAACTTTTTAGGAGTCATTATGTATGATCCAGAATTTTCACTTGATCGGTATAATCTTGAAATTGAATCAGAACGCCAAGCTGATTTAATGCGAAAATACACTAAACGTCAAGCTAAAATGAAATCATTACTTAAAAAAGCCCAAAAGAATTTAGATATACTTGAAGGCGAATTGGCTGAAGAATACAGACGCAACAAAAAAGAATATGGCATTCACAAAGATACCGATCAAGTGATTTTTCGATTAATTAAAGGTGATCCTAAATATGAAGTACAATTTAATGAAGTCATAAAATATCAATATCTTTATGACGATGCAAAATCAGCAGTTGATTCAATTGTTGAGAAAGGATGGATGATTAAAGAAATGGTAAAACTCTGGTTGAATAATTATTATTCAACTCCAATTGTCAGGGAACATGAAATTAAACCTAAACGATTTCAATTAAAGGAGGAGTGATTATGTCATTGCAAGATCGATTAAGAGACAAAAAAAAATTAACTGGTGGAGTCAGAGATAAATTCAAAAAACGAGATACCTCCACATTAGAAAAAACTTATGAAAATAGAGATAAACAAAGCAAATCTGGATCAATGGGTAAAACCATATTCAATCATGAAATATTGAGTGCTTTTGAAATTGAAGAATGGCAACCCCATTTAGTAATTGGTGATCATTTCTATGATATTCTTCCCGTTTCATTCATTCCCCACATTCCCTATCATTGGGAATGCCAAGTACATTTTGCAGTAGGTTTTGCAAAAGATGCATTTATTTGTCCTCACCAAGCCCATCGTAAACATTGTTATCGATGTGAACAACAGGCAAAGCTCTATCGGGCCAAAGAAGAATACCTCAATGAAAAACGATGGTCTGAGGAAAAATTCAAAAATGCTGCAAAAAAATTGTATCCTCAAGATCGGATTGTTTACCTTCTCTGGAAACGTACTGAAGAACTATTAGGAGATGAACCACCAGATTTCACATTAAGGGTATGGAATGCGCCCAAGGTTGCCGTTCATCAGGAAATCCAAGGAAAGGTAAGAGACAAAATCAATCGTACAACCCTGGACATTTCAGACGTTTCCCCTAATGGTGAAGGTCGAACTGTAGCAATGGAAGTGTCTAAACGAAAGACTTCAGCAGGTACATTTCCTGGGTATGGTTCATTTGATCTACATAAACGGGAAAACCCAATCCCAAATGAAATACTAACACAATTAGATACTTTAATCACTGAAGCTGAAGATCAGGGTTTTCAAAATGCAATTGAATATCTAATTCATTATGCTGATTATGATGAAATCAAAGAATCAATGCAAACTGAAGAAGATGAAGAAGATAAAGATACTACTGCAAAAACCACCAATGGTAGTTCATCTTCATTACGTCAACGATTGCAACAAAAAGAAGAAGAAGAAAACAAAGGGTATGATGCCAGCAAAACTACTGTCGAGGAAACCCTTGCTGAAATTGAAGCTGAATGTGAAAAAACAAGACAAGAATTATCAGAACTATCTTCAATCAGATTTAAAGCATGGTGTAATAAAAATGATTATAAGATTGCTTTAGAATTTGATTCTCAATCAGAAGCGGTGGATGCCATTGTCGAAGATATGTATGAAAAACTCATTGAACAAGCAGACATTGACATTTAATTATTAATTAGGGGAGTCTTGATTGACTCCCCACAAGGAGTACTAAATGCCAAGATTAAAATTAACAGAAAAACCTAATTTACGTGATCGATTAAAAACCTGTGAATTATTGCCTGAAGTAAATCTCAAAAAACCTCTGGCATTTATTGATTCTGGTAGTTGGATGCTAAATTTAGCATTAACAAATCATGTAGATCAAGCATATCCAATTGGCAGAGTTATTAATCCAGTTGGAGATTATTCAACAGGCAAAACACTCCTTGCTTGTGAAGCAGTTAATTCAGTTTGGTACATTGAAAATCTTCTAAAGAAAAAACGTGTTAAAATTTATTATGATGAACCAGAACATGCTTTTGATTACCGATTAGCTGCAAAATTCAATGTTCCATTGACAGAAATATATGGATTACGTGAAGATCTGAAAAGTTTTAAAAGAAAAAAAGGCGAAAAACTATTTCAACGATCAAAAACGGTTGAAAACCTCTACAACAATCTTGATTACATTAATAAGAATGACAAAGATTACGATGTTGTTCTCTATGTACTCGATTCACTTGATACATTAAGAGATGCAAGAGAAATAAAGCATCTTGAAAAAAAAGGAATTGAAAAACAAGATATGGGGGGAAGTAAAGCCAGAGTTCTATCTCAATTATTTCGCAATTCAATTGATAAAGTACACAATTCAAATATTATTCTATTTATCCTATCTCAAATCCGAATGAATGTTGGAGTGGTATTCGGAGATCCCAATACAAGGGCAGGTGGCAAAGCTCTTGATCATTACGCTACACACATATTCATGCTCAAAGAAGTCAGAAAAATTACAAGTGATAACAAAATCAATCAGGGAATTGAAGTCAGAGTTAAAATTAAAAAGAATAAAACAGGTGGTCGTTACAATGACGTTATGATGAACATTTTACATGGATATGGAATTGATAACTTTGGATCTGCTATTAATTTTCTTTGGGATAATGATCAATTTGAACGATCTGGTAATTACCTTGTATTTCATGATGAAAAAATGTATCGGGCTGATTTAATTGAATTGGCAGCAAATAATCCTAATATTGCTCATGAATTGAAATGTGATCTACAAGATTATTGGAATGAGATCATTCTTGAAGCTGAGATTGATCGAAAACCTAAATGGGGAGGTTAACTTGGAGGATCTAAAAGATTTTTTTGAATTTTTTCTGAAAGCAGATTCTAAAGAAAGAGAAGCAGTTTTTGGTAAAATTCCCAATTTTCGTGGGTTGCTGAGAACTGATCAGGAATTTAGTTTTATTAAAACAACCAATCTTATTCAATTATACGTTTATCTTTTCTATCCTAAAGAAACAATTGTTATTATCTTAGATCCTCAATTAGCAATTGAATATGTACCAAAGATAATGATGCTTAAAAGAGATAAACTTGATTCATATTTAAAAGCAAAACATTGTGATCTTATTATTGTTGATTTTGAAACACTCAATGCTGCTGAAGATTGGGTATTCTCTTTTCCTACCAATGAAATTAAATATGAGATCTATAAGAACTCTAAATTAATTAGAACCAATGAAGGACAAATAGAGTATGGGTAAGAAAGGGCAACCGCAATCATGGGAATGTAGAGATTGTAGATCATCTTGGGCAGAATGCAATGCTGAAAAATGTCTTCATTGCAAATCTAAAAACATATTTATTTATTGGAATCCTAAAACTCATTTAAAATCTAAACCAAAGAAAATTCAATTAAGGAGTAAATAAATTGGCAAAGGGCGGTGGATTTGAAGGGGAAATGTCTAAAGAGTTTTCATTATACTTAACTCACATGAAAACTGAAGATGGAGTATGGAGAACTGAATCATCTGGAGCAAGAGCAACCCAAAAGCAGAAAGCTAAACAGAAATTGATTCGTCCTGATATGTTTGGTGACATTACCTATACTATTCCAGAAACTAAATTTTGGTTCGATATATTTTCAATTGAATGCAAAACAGGTTATGCAAAGAAAACTAAATCAAAAAAGAAACAAAGTACAACATTAACCATGTGGTCAATCATGGATCTAATTGATTCACAACAAAAGATGACCATGTTTCATGAATTTTGGAATCAATGTCTCAATGATGCAATTAATTCTAATCGGGAACCTATGCTTATCTTTCGGAGAAATAGGCGTAGTCCTTGCATTACTATGCATAATGATATTGTTGCCGGATTTATGACAAGGTTTGGTAATCCTGGGATCAATATGGTTAATGTCAATGGTGATTTTTGCTATCTTCCTGTAACTGTTATGAACCTAAGACATTTTTTTAATTGGACTGAAGCTATTAGTCCTATTGTAATACAAAATTATATAGTTAGGCAAATTATGAAAAGGAAGGGAACAGGTGATGAAAAAAAGTAATACTAAATGGATATTCAATGACCATTCATCAGAACGTTTCTTTGAACGTACTGCATTGAATATAACTAAAAAAGATGTTGCTAAAGCAATAACAAGTAATCAAATAATAAAATTTAAAAGAGTTAATGTTACTCGATCAATGGCATATATCCATGCTAAAGGAGAAGTAATCAAAGTAGTTATCCATCGAAAAAAAGATAAAATAATTACTATCCTACCCTGGAGATCAATCTTTCATTACAGAATTAAAATACAAATTTTTAGATACCAAAATAAAATATACAGGATTAATCTATATCCTGATTGCTATCTTGAAACAAAAAAACCTAATGCAATGACCAGGATCTTTGAACTTCAAGGCAAAAGTCTTTATGATGATCAAGAATCATATAAAAGGATAAGACATGATCATCCATTATTCAATGAGATTTTTAATATAGCTTGGAGTTTTCTATCAAATGATAATAATCATTTAAAAATAAAAAACGAAAGGATAGCAGGACATGAAACGTTTGAAATTAAAGGTAAAGCGACAGAAATTGAAGGAATCCTTCAATGTGGAATCGACCTCCCCGAAAGAAACGCCTGATATAGACTTTATGCTGGAGCAGTATCATTTAAATACTGAAGAAAAAGATCTTCCTTATTTTGAATGGATCTTATTTAAAGATCATTTACCATTAGATATACATCAACCCATTTTAGTCTATGATGAAGAATGGAATTCAATGTATGATGCTGTTTCTTTCGTTCAATTACAACATGCTTTATATGACAAGTATACCAAATTAAGAAACACTCCTTCCCATTGGATGCGTATTAAAAAACCGGAGATATAAAATGAGTATAGGAGATAAAATAACAGTAGAAGGAAAAAAATTAGAAACCATGCCCCCTGAGTTATGTATAATTGCTGCATTGGTTAAACGTTTAGGTGGTGAAATAATAATATCAAATAAAGAATTAAATCCTCTTAATTTTACAGGTGTCATGCTTTATCAATCAAATAATGATACCATAGTTATAAAAGCCAACTAATGAATTTATCAGAACTCGAAGTGATTGCCTTTGGGCAACACATCAAAAAAATAATTAAATTTACCCCAGGACTGAATGTAATTGTAGGTGAATCAGAAATGGGTAAATCTACTTTAGTTAGAGCAATGTACCTTTTAATTGAAAATTCCCCAAGAGGAGGAGAAAAATTATATCAATCATGGTTGACTGATAAAAAATTATCAATTCAATTAAAAGATGATGCAGGAAACACCGTTAAACGCACCAAAAACAAATACTATCTTAATAATGGTAATCCTTTAAAAGCCTTTGGTACATCTGTTCCAGATCCAGTAAAAGAACTATTTAATTTCAAAGAAATCAATTGGCAAAAGCAACATGATGTCCATTATCTTTTATTTTCTACCGGAGGAACAGCAGCAAAATTATTAAATAGTGCTACTGGAATGGGTGATCAAGAAATTATCATTGATTCACTTAAACAAAAATTATCTCATTCAAAAAGTGAAATTAAAAGACATAAAAAAAATAATGAAGTACATTTACAAACCATTAAAAGACTAAAAAATATAGTTAGATACAAACTTAAAGCAGAAGGTATTATTTATTTAGAAAAAGAAGTATCCGAATTAGAAATAAAAACAAGTAAATTAGAAAATATATTGGTACAATTAGAGTTGATAGAGAAAATAAAAATGAAGTACAAAAAAATAAGTAAATTTGATGACAATATAAAAACTATTGTCCGTGATCTTAAAGAAACCAATGATTTCGATGAAAGTATTGAAGAACTTAAATCTATTTTAGTAAAGATAAAAAAAATAAAAATCATTGATCCAAATATGATAATATCTTTATTAAATTCATTACATGCTATTCAGTCCAAAAATCTTGAATTAACTTCATTAGAAAAGAAAACCAAATTACTTAAAAATTATTTAACTCAAATTAAAGCATCACAAATAATACAAGAAGCAACAGAAAAAAGTATTTTAATTCAAGAAGCAGAAATTAATGAAGCATTTATTCAATTAGGTTATTGTCCACTATGTAATAGAAAGGTAAAAGATGGAGATACTTGTTGTCGGTGATAGTCATCTTACAGGACGCAATCCTATTGCACGTTTAGATGACCTTGTTGAAATTCAATTTGAAAAATGGGAATACATTATAGACATTGCTAATGAAAATGATGTACCTATTGTTCACACTGGAGATATATTCAACGTTGCTATAATTGCAAACTCATTACTCACTCGACTTGGAGAAATATTAACCAAACTACATAACCCACTGTATTTTGTTTGGGGTAATCATGATCTTCAATATCATTCTATGGATATGTGGGATCGTACATCATTAGGAGTCCTTTGGAAAAACAATAACAAAGTAAAGCATATCTCTGAATTCTGGAGAGATTATAAAATGTGGTGGTGGGCATGGTTGGATTGGGAATCAAAAGAAATACAATGGTATGGAGATCGTCCAAGTTTACTTTTATCTCATAAAGCTATTGTATCCGGTAAAAAATTAAAAAGACAAGGCTCATGGATCTTAGATGACACCGAATTTTGTTCAAACATTGATACAGATCCCCAACTTAAAGGATTTTATTTGATTATTTGTGGTCACTGGCACAGACGATATATTTACAAACATCAAGAAACAAGAGTAATCAATCCTGGGCCTGTAATCAGACGTACAGTTGAAGAATGGTTTATACCTTCAGTTACACTATTAAATCTTGATACATTAATACATAAAGAGCTAATTATATCCGACCTTGATCCAGAGCAGGTTTTGTCCAGAACTCACATTGAACAAAACATTGAAACAATGACAGATAATGTTTTAAAATTCGTTGATTCATTGAAAAACAAAAAATTCAAACATAAAAAATCATTTTTAAAAACATTAATGCATAATTTAGATCAACATGAACTTCCTAATAGAGTAGAAACAATGCTCAGAACAACAATAGCAGATCTAATTGAGAAAGGAGTTATCATAGAAAAATAATGAATTTTAAAGACGAAGAAAGACGTTTTAAAACATTTAGTATATCAAGGAAACAACTTCTTCAATTGATTACAGGGGAGATTCAAATTCAAAATATTCCTGAGTGGTCAACCATTTTAGAAATCCAATCTAATTTTCAAACAAGGGGATGGGATTTTTTAATTTACCATCCATCTTTTCCAGAAGTTAAAGAAGGAGAAATGTCAGAAAGTATTAATTTAATATTTGAAAAATTTAATCGTGGTAAACGAAAACTAACTTTTAAATAAGGAGAAACAAATGAAATTTAATCCTGTTCAAATTATATCTAATGATCTAAATGATTGTTACTTTCAATTACTATCTTATGTTTGGGAATTTGGCAGAAAGTATAAAATAGATACTGGATCATTTGCTGGAGCATCAAGATTAGAATTTGATTTTTGCTCTGGTTTTATCAATTATCCTCATACCAGACCACTTGCCCCAATTATGCCTGAAGGTATTCCTCCTATAACAACCGATGAAAAACTGGAACTTGAATATTTCCCCAATTACCTGATGAATCCTGAATTGGAAGGCAATGAACATTACAAATATAGCTCATGGATCAATGGTATAGAACATTACCATGAATTTTTTTATAATGTACCTGCTAAAGGTTCTAAATTTATAGAAGACCATAGTAAACGTGAGGAAACTCCCTTAGAATGGGTTATCAGGCACTTTAAAGAAAAAGGATATGGGAATAACCATTGCTACATAAACATTGGAAATGTGGACTCTGGCTTTAATTATGACATACCCTATGATAATGAAGGTGAGCGTAGAACATCCCCCTGTCTCAGAGGTATCGATTTCAAAGTCAAAGATGGTTATCTAATAATAGGTTGTATATTTAGATCCTGGGATCTTTATGCAGGGTTTCCCGAAAATATGGGAGGACTTACCTTATTAAATGAATATGTTGCTAATCAATTACCTGATGTTGAACCTGGGCCTTTAACTTTTACATCTATGGGCCTTCATGCCTATGACTACCAGATAGATCCTATCATGAGTATACTTAAAAAAAGTTAACTTGAATTATACCAATATAAAAATTTAAAAATTTTTATGGAGAAAAAAAAATGGATTTAGTTGAAGCAAAAATCACCAAAATGAATAATGTTTTGGATGACATGAAAAACAAAAATCAAAGAGCAATAGTTCAAGAAGAACTACTTCTTAATCAACTAAAAGAAGAATTTGATATTGATAATTTGGAAGAAGGATATGAACTTTATGATCAATTAATTGATGAAAAAGAAGACAGAAAAAAAAGAGTTGCAAATCAAACAGAATCATTATACACTTCCATCGTTTCTGAAGGATTGATCGATGTCATATAATGAAACATTCACAAAACTATGTGAAATGATTAACATTATGGAAACCGAATTGGTATTCGCTCAATCCAATTTGCGCTCGAACAGACTCATAATTGCCAAAGAAAAATCCATTTTAGAATCCCTGGAGATGGCAAAATCTTATGTCATCAAAATTGGGGATAATACCAGAAAAGAAGTCAAAGATTTTATTGAAAACACCGTTACTTTTGCTATCCAAACAGTCTACGGTGACGAGTATAGTTTTGTAGCTCACTTTAATTATGATAAAAGAGACCAATTTGAAATACAATGGTTTATTGATAGGAATGGAGTTCTTCTTGAACCACGTAAAGACACTATATCAGGAGGCTTAACAGACGTTACTGCTTTTTCTCTCCGATTGGTCATCCATGCTTTAGAAGAACCTGATCCTGCCCCCATCCTTATCATGGATGAACCTTTTAAAAATGTTTCCAAAAGATATATCCCTTTAGTTTCAAAAATGATCAAAGAAATTTCAAAATTATTAAGTCTTCAAATCATTATGTGTAGTCATACAAATGAATTAATCGAACAAGCAGACAATATCATTTACTTATAGAAAAGACCAATCCTGATTATACTTTAGATCAGGATTTTCATACCTTAAAAAATAATCAATTAAAACTTATTAAGGTTGGATATTTAAAGAGTCAATTTCATTGGAAACTCTATCAGATAACTATGATTATACTCAACAGGAGAAAAAACGATGATAGAACAAACATTAGATTTAGTAGACAACAAAGAAGAATTGCAAGATTTATTACTAAACATGGGAATATTACCGGAATTAAACAGAACATTTCTAAACCCATTAGGATTAAACTTAATATTAAATAAAGAATTAAATTTAGAATTACAAAAAACAGATAGTCCAGAAGGAATAATAGCCCACACCGTTGATTCATTTCAATTGAAAGTATTTAATGATTATAGAAATAAAAAACATAGAGAAAGACAACAAATGGCAGGATTTGTAATCCAGACCAAAGATCTGATAAGAAAAGATAAATTAACAAAAGACAAAGACCTCCATCTCTCCTCTCCTGAAAATCTAAAATTAAAAAAACTATTAAGTTGTGTTGATGATATTTCCTATAAGATAAAACGTATACTTATGGAAAACTCTGCGATTAAAGACAAAAATGGAGCAGATATTGATTTCAATAAAGTATTCCGTAATATGGAAGTAGATTTTGCTATGGATAATTATTTAGACGGAATTACTAAAGCTATACTTATCTATTATCAAAAGGATATTGAATTAGAATTAGATAAAATTAAAAAAATCAAAGCAAAACAAGATAAGACTTTCAAGGAGAAAAGATAATGACATTAAAAGGAGAGTGGACTTATTCAGATAACGCAATGGCAATTTATAAACGACTATATTTTGATAAACTGAAAGAAGAAACCAAACCATCACAAACCCACTCACGAATAGCCAAATTTATAGGGGAAAGTCCTGCCGAACAAAATCAATTCTTTAATATACTCGATGGAAAAATATTCAGACCTAATTCACCCTGTATGATCAATGCAGGTAGTGAATCAAAAAACCCACATGATCGTGCCTTATCCGCTTGCTATGTCCTGGGCCTGGAGGATTCAATGGACTCTATCATTGAAATGTGGGGAGTTTGTGCCAAAATTTATGCATCTGGAGCAGGATCAGGTATACCTATTACTAACCTCAGAGAAAAAGGAGCATTAATATCAACAGGTGGCACAGCATCTGGCCCATTAGCTTATCTAAATGTTGTTGATATGTTAAGCAATACGGTAAGATCTGGAGGTAAGACAAGACGTGCAGCTAACATGGGTATCTTCAAATACAATCACCCTGATGTACTGAAGATATTAGATTCAAAATTAAATGGTGACATTCAAACATTCAATTTATCTATGAGTGTCGATGATAAATTTATGATGAAGAAGCACAAGGAAGGTCAGGTTCATTTGTCAAGTCCAAGCACAAAAGAAATAGCTACCACTATTCATAGAAATGACATTTGGAAAAGAGCTATTAAAAATGCATGGACTAACGGTGATCCTGGCCTTTTCTTTTTTGACACTGTAAACAAATTCAATCCGTTTCCAAGCTTGGGAGACATTGATTGTACTAACCCCTGCGGAGAAGTGCCACTCCCCCCGTGGTATATCTGCAATATAGGTTCGATCAATGTCTCTCATTTTGTAGATGCCAGTTTTAATTTTGATTGGGATAAATTTAAAAAAATAATTCCTTTATGTTTTACATTCCTTGATCGAGTAATAGAAAAACAAGAATACATTCATCAACGCTTCATGAAGAACGCAAAAGATATGAGACCCGTTGGATTAGGTATCATGGGATTTGCTGATGCTCTTATTAAAATGAATATAGCATATGATTCCCAAGAAGCAATAGGATTTTTTGAAAAAATATGTTTTAAATTAAATTATACCTGTATTAAAACATCTATTGAAATGGCAAAAGATGTTGATGAATGGGTTGTACAAATTCCAGATAAAGATTATGAACATTTCAAAAATCTTATCAGTTACTATACAAAAGGAGATAAAAAAATATTAGAAGATTTTGAAAAACATGGTATTCATAATTCTAATTGGACAATGATAGCTCCAACAGGATCAACATCCATGTCTGCTGATTGCTCCTATGCCTGGGAACCATTAATGGCCTTGGTATGGGAGAAACCTCTCGTAGAATCTGATGAAGTCCTTCAAATAATTCATCCACAATTTGATAAAGATTTAGATGAACTTATGAAAATGGAGCGACAATTTACTACTATCAGAACAAAAAAAGAAATTATAAATGATGTTATTGAACACAATGGATCAATTCAAAATATTGGTTACTTTCCTCAACATATGAAAAACATATACAAAGTAGCCCATGACATTGATCCTATATTTAAAGTATCAATGCAGGGAATAGGTCAAAAATGGATCTCAATGGCAATTAGTTCAACCACTAATCTTCCTAATCATGCTACTCAAGATGATGTTGAAAATATATTTAAAGTAGCATGGAAAAATGGATTAAAGGGAATAACCATATTCAGAGATGGTTGTAGAAGTGATCAAATTGTACACTTTGGAAAACAAAAAATTAATAAAAAAAAAGAAATTAAAGAACGACCAATTAGACGTGAAGGATCTACTGTTGAAATCAATACTCCTCATGGTAAATTCTATGTCACAGTAAACTTTGTCAATAATAAACCAATTGAAATGTTTTTCTCAGTTGGAAAACAAGGTGGATTAGTTAACGTAGTCATTGATGCATTGGCAAGGATCTGTTCCAAAGGACTTCAGGCAGGTATGGATATGGAATGGATTATTGATACTCTTGAAGGACTTAAAGGTGATACACCTTTTTGGTTTAAAATTGCTGACGATGAAAAAAAATCAATTCAAGCTCAATCAATTGTCGATGCACTATCTAAAGTATTAGAATATCATTTCATGTCTGATAAAGTATATGCAACAACAGCACCGTATAACCCTGAAGAATTTGATCCAGCTATCTATGCTGATAATCGTGACTCCTTTATTAATTTTGAACACTGTCCTGAATGTCAAAAAGAGGGCTTAACCCATAGATCAGGATGCAGAGGAGGTGAATGTATATTTTGTGGCTTTACCAATTGCAGTTAAAAAGGAGATAATTAATGCCAAGGATACAACTAAAGGAAAAGGAGAAAGAATTAACCATTCTACGTAAAACAGGAAATACTTCTTCTAATTACATTCCTGGGAATGATCCTTATAATTTCACTTTATTAACAGACAATCGCTGTGAAGATGAAAAATTTTCCAGAGTAGATGTATTTTCTATTAACCATTATTATTTAATAGGTACTGAATGGTTATGTGAAAAAATATTCTATCCTTCTGATTATGGTATTGAAAAAATAAATAAAGAAGAAAATCATCCTTATAAAAGACTGTACAAAATTTTACTTGATGAAGGTATAGGAATTATGCATGAAAGACTTGTACCCAATATCAAAAAACCAGTTAAAAGAGTAACTTTAGAATGTAAACCAAAAAGGATGCAATTAGAATGCAGCGATTAAAATTAAATCCTAACCTGGATGGTGATTCAACTCTCATAATTGATGGTAGATTCTTAGCTTATAGAACTGTCTTCAGTCAACAAGCTAAACTATCACATCAAGGCACAGATACCGGAATGATGTTTGGTTTTTTTAAAACCCTTCAATCCATTGCTAATAGATTTGAAGTCAACAATACAGTCATCATGTTTGATGTAACCAAAACTGTTGATGGAATACGCAGAGAAGAATTTGAAGGTTATAAAGTCAGGGAACTAAAGTTCAATGCAGATCCCAAAGAAGTAGCTCAGAGAAAACAGTTTGAATTAGATTATCATGATCTATTAGTAATGACACACAAATTAGGTTTTGCAATTTACACCCTTGATAAGTATGAAGCTGACGATACCATAGCAATGTTTTGTCAACAGTTTAACGGCACAAAGATAATAGCCACAAGAGATGAAGATATGTATCAGTTAATCAATGAAGATACATATATTTTTGATCCATCTAACAAAAAGAAAAAAGATCTCAAATGGTTTATGAGAGAATATGGTATCTCTCCCGAACAATGGATAGACTACAAAGCTATCGCAGGTTGTAAGTCTGATACCGTTCCTGGTATTCCTGGAATGGGAGAAAAAAGAACATTGGATTATTTAAAAGGAAATAAAAAATGGGGAAAAAAAATAAAAGACAATGAAAAATTATATAACTTGTGTCACCGTCTTGTTATTCTTCCTCACCCTTCTCTTTATGATTATCAAATGCAATGGAAACAAACTAAATTAAATCAGGATACCTTTATTGATTTTTGTCAGTCATATGGATTTAATTCATTTTTAGATGAAATAGAAAATTTTTTTATTTTTATGAAAGGAGGAAAACAGTGGTAACAACAGGTAAAATGAAACATAAACCCAAAGACAAAGAATATGGTATAGAATATTATGAAAGATGTAAAGCCAAAGGAATCGATTATGCTTTCTATGGTAACTGGCAAAAACAATATGCTAAAATGATTGTGTTTGTCTCTGGAGTATACAAAATTGAAATGAAGGATAAAATGCTACTTGATGTGGGTTCTGCTTGTGGGGCCAATCTCAGAGCATTTAAAGAAACTGGAGTGTTTGCCAAGTGTATTGGAATTGATATAAGTGAAGTCTTAGTACAAATAGGAAATAAAACTAACAAGTTTGATCCAAATGAATTAATTGTTGATGACTGTGCAACAATGGAAAAGATACCAGATGAATCCATTGATTTAATTCATTGTTCTCAGTTGTTTGAACACTTACCTATACTTGAAGTTGAAAAAACAATCAGATCATTTGAAAGAGTATTAAAAAAAGATGGTATAGGTTTTGTTACTTTAAATGCTATTAAAAAAGGACAAACCGCTAAAGATGTAACAGATCAAGATCCAACCCATATAACTGTAATGGATGAAAATCAATGGACAAAAAAATTTAGACACTTTAATTTAAAAAAAGACATTAATAAAGTTTTAGCAAAAGCTAAATTTTATCCTGGGGATGATGGAAAAAATTTCTATCAACATTACATTAACGATTGGAGCGTGTTTGTATTTAACAAACCGTAGAGAGGATAAAGGTAAATAATGTGGATCTTGATTTTAACAATCATTTCCTTAATCAAATAATATATCATTCAATAAAAAATACAAATTTCATAAAAGCAATACGCAACGTAGTTCCCATCGACATATATAAAACTAAAGATCGTAAATTTATAATGGATATGATCTATGGTTACTACGATGATTTCAAAGAAGCACCAAGAGATAATTTTTCAGATCTATTTAAAGAACGTGAAGACAGTATCAATGAAGACCTCCATAAGAAATGCCTAAATATATTCAACATACTAAATGATATAACAGGCTCAAATGGAGAATATATTCTTCAACGAATCAACGATGCTATCTATCACTTCCAATTAGAAGAAGCGAGTATCGAATTTGCATCATCAATAAAAAGTCAAAAGTACAATGATGCAATTGCCATTATATTAAAAGCAATCAAAAAACAAAACGTGATTGATGATCCATATTATAGTTACTTCACAGATAAATCGTTTATTGAAGAACGTATCAGTGATAAACGATATTTGATGCAAACTAAAATAAAAATGCTTGACACCATCATTGGAGGATTTCAAACTAACTGGTTAGTAACCTGTCTTGGAGCTACCAAGGTAGGTAAAACATGGATGTTAATTGAACTTGCTCTTGTTGCCGTATGGCAGGGATTAAATGTTTTATTTGTATCTTTAGAAATGGGCAAAGCACAAATCGATGAACGATTAGATATGGCAGTAGGTTTTATGACTTCCAATCCAGATGGTCAAGCTGAAATGCTACGCAAAGTAGGAGATGATTATATTAAAGTAAATGAAAAAGCTGATACTATCTATGAGATCGACAAAGTTATCAAAGCAAGAAATAAATACAAAAAAATATCAGGAGGTCATCTTGAAGTAGTTGCTTTTAATCGTGGTCGATTAAACTATTTAGATATTGATCGTATTCTTGATGAACTGGAGGAGAAAAAAGGATTGTTCTTTGATGCTGTTGTAGTTGATTATTTAGGAATTATGAAAGAAACAGCCCCAGGACAAAATAAGAAAGAAAAAATTTCAGAAAACAGCATTGGATTAAAAGAGATTGCAGGTACAAGAAATATGTTAACTATCTCTGCAATGCAAGGTAATCGAAAAGCTATGTCAGCAAAAATATTTAAATCAAATTTAGTTGCTGATGACATTGATACTATATTTAATTCAGATTTAGTACTTGCCATATGCCAAACAGATATAGAAGAAAAGGAGGGCAAAGCCAGAATCTATATCGCTAATTACAGGCATGGTAAACAACATGGATCAATAGGTATTTACAGGGATCTATCTATTGGTCAGTTTTCAATTGATAATTTTGAAATAAAAGATGTTACCCCTGATGAAGAAAAGGAAGCTGGAGTTGATTATTGAAATAGAACAATATGATGCACACAAATGCAGATTAACCAATAGATCTCAGCAACAAATCATTTGGAAAATACTATCATGGTATGATGCTGGAGTAGATAGGCATAAATCCATTCTCAATTGCATTGGTAGACATGGTTGTTACTTTCCTAATGGTCTTATGCCATTCGTATTTGCTCAATTAAAATTACTCGGTCACACATTAGAACTTACCTATCTTGATTTTCCCAAAATCAAACATAAGCTGATACCAAAATTACCAGACATTAAATTTGAACCATATCAACATAAAATATTGGCAAAAATTGGCCCAAGAAAAAGAGGAATTGCTGTAAGCCCCACAGGATCAGGCAAATCTGTTGTCATTGGTGGAATTGTTAATAAATTAAGAGAACCAGAAACCATTATAGTCACTCCCACTAAAACAATATTCAATCAATTAACTGCTGACTTTCGTAGATGGTTTCCAAATAAAATAATAGGACAAGTTGGTGATGGTAAAAGAGATATGGGAGATATTACCATCAGTTTATTTCAAACACTCAGAGATCTTAATCTTAAAAAAAGCAAAGTTCAATTAGTTATTGTCGATGAAGCTCACCGTATATCTGCTTCACACATTAAAATCTTATCCAAATTAAGGTGGGCTAACTATCGATATGGTTTAACAGCTACACCACATGAAAAAAAACACTTTGAAAAATGGGCTAAGATGACAGGTTGCCTTGGCCCAATTATATATGAAGCCAAAGAAACAGAGGTAGGTGCAAGAGTGGTTCCAGTTGAAATACATATGATTAATTTTCACACATCTAAAAAACATAATCCTTATGCTAAGTGCTTACGTGAGGATGTATTATTTAATAAGACCAGAAATAAAAAACTACTCAATGCTGCTGATATATTATCTTTAAGCAAAAATAAAAACTGTCTATTTCTAATAGATGAAATTGAACAAGGCAAAAAGATAATTAAAATAGCAGATCAAATGGGATTAGAATATGAATTTGCTCATGGTAATAATCCCAAAGAAGAAAATGAAAAAATAAAAAACAGATTAAATAATGGTACTACCAAATTAGTAATTGCTACACAGGTATTCGGCCTTGGAACTAACATACCCAATGTTGATTGTGTTGTCTTAGGGTCAGTCAGAAAAAGTTATATTGATACCATTCAAAAAATTGGTCGTGGTCGTAGACGTATATCTGGTAAGGATAAATTGATTGTAATCGATAGCATTGATAGAGTATCCGGTAGAGCAAGATTCTGTGAATATTTTTATGGTTATTCTATGGAAAGAATAAGCCATTACAAAAGTAAAAAATGGGAGATCCAACGTTTTTGTTCCGTTAATATTAAATAAAGGAGGTTATCATGAAAACAGTAGAAGACTATGATTTGGATGAAGTTCACAAGTATGGTGAAGTATATGTTGAATTTGTCAAAGAAGTAAGAGGAGTGGATGTTACCTTTTATGGTAATTGGCAAAAAGACTTTGCTAAATTGATTATTGAGCTATCAGGATACGCTGGAGCAGGTTTAAATAAAGAATGGGAAACTGTTCTCGATGTTGGTTGTGCTGCTTGTCTTAACCTAAGAGCCATTGATGAATTAGGAATCTTCTCAAGATTAATTGGAGTGGATCATTCACCATACCTGCTTGATTTAGGTCAAAAGCTACATGACTTTGGATCTTATGCTAAATTCCATGCAAGATCATCATGGGATCTCCGTCCAATTGAAGATGATGATGTTGATCTGCTTATGTGTACTCACGTCCTTGAACATTTACCTAATGAAGATACACTACATGGAACCTTGAAAGAATTTAAACGTGTCTTACATCCAGACGGTAAACTATTAATCATTATTCCTTGCACAGAAACAGAAGATCAAGTCTTTACTGAACGTAATGACATTTCACCCCTTCATCATCTCATGCACACATCTAAATGGTGGTCAGGTGTATTCGGAAAATATTTCAAATCGGAATCATTTAAGGCACGTCAACTATTTAAAAAAACAGAACTAAGACCTGATCGAACTGATGATAAATCTTTTTCTGAAGTCTATCAATCATGGACTATTTTTAGATATGTTCACAAATGATAATAAATCCACGACTACAAAAGGCAATTGATGTATTTGATTTATCTGCTTTCTTAGATGAATACCAAGTGGATACTGTACCTGAAGGTAAAAATATAGGTAGAGGATATGTTGGTACAACCTGTCCTGGATGTGGTGATGCCCGTAACCACTTTGGTATTCATCTGGAAAAGAAATTTGGTACTTGTTTCAAATGTAAATTTGGAATGGACACAGTTTATATTGTCAAATACTTTGCTAATTTAAAAACATTTGATGAAGCAAAAGAATTTCTTTTAGAAAGATTAGATGAAGGAGATTATGATATTGTCACTAAAGTTAAAGACATTATAAAAATGGGGAGAAAAGAGACCCCTTATAAACCCCCTTTAAAAGATCCCTTTCCTTGGGATTCTTATTTAATAACAAATAAAATTTTAAAAAGAAATAAATATATTAAACAATTCTTTAAAGAAAGAAAACTTTATTTATGGCATGTACAACGATACAACCTGCGATTAGGTGGAATTCATAGTAGTTATCAGGGTTATATTATTTTTCCTATTTATTACCGTAATAAAATAGTCACATGGCAAGCCCGACAAATACTATCAAAACGATACCATAACCCTGAAAATTTAGGCAAATACATATATGGTGAAGATGAAATTAAAAAAGGCAAACCACTTATATTAGTTGAGGGCTTCTTAGATATGATAAGAGTTGATTCTTATTTAAGAATAAAGCACAATAATAAATTCTCCATTACAACAGGTTGTGCTAAGATGATCTCAAAAGCTCAGATTCAACGAATAATCAATTGTAAACCATCAAGGGTCATTGTCATATTCGATGCTGATTCATGGTTTGATTACAGTCGAATAAAAAATGAAGTACCTATGGATGTTGATTTTATAATTCTTCCCAAAGATAAAGATCCAAATGATTTAAGTTGGAATGAACTTAAAAATATATTTATGGAAATCAATTAAATTATTTTCTTTAAAGCCTCTGCATATTCATGTCTTGTTATTGGTTTTCTAATATATACATCAATAACATCATCATATAAATCTGATTCAAATTTCCCATTACTGCCCAATCCCGAACAAAGAACAATTTTAATCTCAGGTTTAATTTTTTTAACTTCTTTTATTAAAACTAAACCTGTCATTTCTGGCATTGTCAAATCAGTTAATACCACATCATATTTAATTGGATTAGTTTGAAATTCTCGCAATGCTCTCATACTACTAACAAAAGGAGTTACTTTATAATTTAAAGATTCTAATATTTTAACAACCGCTTCTATTATGGCTTCTTCATCATCCACAAGAAGAATTGATTCTTTATTTCCCATAGGTGCTACTTTATCTATCCTACAGTCTCTTGCCTTTTTTCCATTTTTTAAATAAGCAGGAATATAAATCACAACTCTTGTTCCTACCTCAATCTCACTATACAAACGAATATATCCTCCATAATTTCTTACTATTCTATCCACCACCGATAAACCTATTCCTGTTCCTTCTCCTTCTTCTTTAGTAGTAAAATATGGATCAAAAGCATGATCTGCAACTTCAGGAGGCATTCCTTTTCCATTATCCTCTACTTCAATTCTAACATATTTACCTCTGGATATTCCATATCGTTCTATTATAATTTTTTCATTACATACATCAATGATAATTCTTCCTTCTTCATCATACATTGCTTGAGCAGAATTTTTACATAAATTCATTAATATTTGTTTAATAGTAACATCACTTACCTCTACCAACTCTATGTTTTCATCTATATTTAATTCCATATCTATTGATTTTGGAATCATAGATCTTAAAAAATTAAAAGCTTCTTTAATACAATTAGGCAAATCCAAAGGTACTAATATTTCTAATTCTCCCTCTTTACGAGCAAAAGATTGAATTCTACGCACAAGAAGACCTGCAACTTCTGCTGCTGAAATTATAGCCATTATATTTTTATGATGTATATGACAACTTTCACCATCATGCATTTCATGAAGTACAATATCACAATTCCCAATTATAGGTTGTAAAGCATTATTAAAATCATGAGCAATACCATTAGCAAAACTGCCTATTGCTTCCATTTTAGAAACTTGTTTTTGATACCTATTAAGTCTAACAAGTTCTTCTTCAGATTTTTTACGTTCAGTAATATCATTTATTGCAGTAATTCTTACAGACCGACCACGATACTCAATCTGTTTGCCATGAACTTCTACATAACGAATAGAGCCATCCTTATGAACACACCTATGTTCATAAGGATCTGTGTAATTTTCTTTAATATTTTTAAAAACAAGCTCTTGATCTTCACTATAAACGAAATCTGTAACACGCATACCAAGCATTTCATCTCGTTTATATCCAAACATATTAATAAAACTATCATTACCATCTACAAATCTGCCTTCTTCAGTAATAGCAGTACCTTCAAAAGCAGCATCGAAAAAAGTTCTTAAACGATTTTCACTATCTACAAGATCTTGTTGAGCTTTATCTTTTTTAAATAATAATTCTTTATAATCTTCTTTATCTTTTTCAAGTTGATCTATAATAGGATTAATTAATCTTCTAAAAATTAATACACCAAAAAAAACAATGACAAATCCAGGAATCATAGCCAAAGATGTTCCCTGAATAAATCCGATTCGGATTTTACTCAAATACACTTTTGTAACAAGTCCAACATCAATCGATGAAATATAGGTATAAGCTGCAAGCACTAATCTTCCATTATAATCTTTAGCTTTAACTATTCCTGTTTTTTTATTTAAAGCCAATTGCATAGGCACTCCGTATTCATCCCCCATTGGCAATGGCTTATATGTTTCTACCTCCTGCCATGATTGAGTTAACCAATTAACCATATTATTTTCTAAATAACCAATAGTTATTTCAGTATTTCCTTGTAATTCTAATTTACCTCTTGCTTGTTTAATTTGATTTAAACTTTCCTTCCTAATTAACTCAGTAACATCTCCTTTAATATCACTGTGTTTTGAAATAGCATGATCCTTTTGAAAATCAACAACAGAATCAATTAATCTTGATAGATGCAAAGCCATGTCTCTTAAATGATTTCCACTACTATTTACTGTCTGTATATATAAAAAAGAAGAAGTTATCAATCCAGCAAAGAGAGATACACCCACCATTATACTTATTAATTTAGTATGAAAATTTTTCATAATTATCTATATTTTTTATCTCGTTTAATAAGAAGATTATAAATATCTTTATTTGAAGATCGCATTTCTTTAAATCCATCATTCATATCATCATGTAATCGAATAATCTTCGTATTATAATCTCTCTGCATATTTTCAAATCTATAATCATTTATCTTTTCATTCCTATTCTGATCTTCAATATGAGTTGTAAAAGTTTCCTCATATCTTGCAGAAATTCCATAAGTAGTATGAGTTACATAAGCTCCCCAGGAAATTACACCACCACCTAACAATGCTATAAAAATTGGAATTAAAATTGAAGATAAATATTTCTTTCTTCTTTCTAATGTGCGCCGATCAAATGTATACCTACGTTTAGTCTCTCTCCTCTCATCACCTTCCCATTCTTCTTTTTCCACATCCTCAGATTTTTGCATAGCAGATAAAACAGCGGTCTTTTTCATATGCTTATCTCCTTTTTAAGCACTTATAACCATCCTTCCATAGATTTAATTTGTTTAAAAATAACTCCTGATTTATAATTCAAAACAGGAACAGTTACTATATGTTTTGGTAAAAAATTATTATGTTTCTTCTGATTCTCCAAACCAACAATATAATCTGTACCCAATAAAGCTGAAGCAAGGTAAATTGGGCCTGAATCAACACCAATAAAAAATTTACATTTACCTATTTCCTCAATCATTTTTTCAAGATCAGCTTTATCATATCGCAAAGAACAATCGGGAGTAAGACATTCCATTGAATCAGCTTCTACAAAATCAGGGTATTCATCTGCGAATCCTGGGGTCATATGACATTCATAAGGTTCATACCCTGCTTTTATTATTTCGGCCCATATTTCTTCAGCCACGTCCACTGGACAGAACTTTTTATCCATTCCAGTATGACCAAACAAGTGAACCCCAACTCTTTTTGAATTTTTATTCTTATATTTATTAGGTATGACAAAAGGTTTCCAGGTGAATTCCTTCATTCCTAATTCATAGAAAGCACAGATGTAAGGTTTTGCAGGTTCATCAGATATATCTATCGGGATAAGACTATTTTTAGGATCTGGATATAATATTTTATAAATATATGCATATTGACTCTTATCAAATGATTTGTCAATAGTTACCATACTTTTATTAATAAGATTAAATTGTCTTTTTTTGCTTGCTCCAAGAAGGCATCTAATTCCTACCTGTTCTAAAAATTCATACCATACAGGTAAAAAAAGAATTAAATCCCCTAATCCATGTTCAAAAATAAATAATGATTTTCCAGCAATTTTTTTAACCTTATCAATAGGTTTCATTTATTCTCCACTATAGCAGTTTGCTTAAATAACCTTCAGCTTCAACAATATTATAAATATCATATGTTTGAGGAATACCTATTTCATTTTCTACTACTCCTTCACCATTAATAAAAATTAATCGTGTAGAATTAGCAGGAACATCTCCTCTATCAGCAGACATAGCTATCCAATAACCATTTTCATAAGGATCTTCAATAACTCCTCTTGGATAACCTCCTACATAAATAATATTTCTACCGTAATGAAATAATCCTTTACCAGATTCACAAAAACACATTTCATCATTACGATTAAAAAATAAAGAATTTGGTTGATGTATATTTGAATAAACTACTCTATTATTTTTAGATAACTCAATAATTAATCCATTTTTAGAATCTTTTCTCCAATTTCTACCAAAGTAGGAAACATACCATCTACGATTCCAATTAATAATAGAAGTAATGTGATAGGTATCGTTTCCCCCACCATCAAAAGTATAATGCTTGACATCTCTTATTATATTATTTGATGAAGGGCTTAAAACAATATTACTCATGACATCTGTTTCAGTTGAAATTCCATAAACCCTGCCACGAAAAACTGAAACCATACCATGAATATTTTTTGATTTAATACAATTAGTTAGATGATTTCTTTTTGTAACCACATCGATAACCAAAAGCTTATCAAATTTTTTATTAGTTTTCAAGGATACCATCAAATAATCTCCTGACATACATAAAGCCTTAGACCCGAAAACATCATTAGGATTTGAGACTTCTAATGGTATCCATTCTATTTCTCTTGTTTTTGTATTAACTATTAAAAGTAAATGATCTTTATTAGTAATCGAATTAACATCGTGAACACAACTCAAAATTAACCGCATAGTATAATCCTTATGTAGTAATTTCTAAACCAAACTCTGCTGCTTCTAATTTAGTTTGAGTCCAGGGATTTGAATCATCGGGATCTGTTTCAAAGATTTCTGATTCAAATAAATAATCAGCAGTAATATCTTCTGTCTCTGTTCCCTGGTAATTAGTTGAATTAGATCGTATCACTGGTTTAATTTTTCTGGTTCCAGCTTCATCAATTCGACAATGATTATTTAATTGAATAGCTATAACTGTTCCTAATGCACCAGTGGTGATACCAAAAGTTTGTTTGTGGTTTAATGTATCTGAAACTATGTAATCAGTATCATCATTACTTTGAGCTTCATCCACACATTCATCTTTATTTCCTGCTGACGCTGTAAAATCATTATTGGTTGATGAAATAGAATCAGGCATAAAGGTTCTAATTCGACAATCACCATGAAACTGTGCATCGTCAATATAAATATCATCCCAATGAGAATTGAAATTTGAATACACACAACCAAGGCTAATATAACGCATATAATCTGATCCATTTTTTGTATCTAATCCAGTTTCATTAATTACTTCCACCCCATTTACTCTAACTTCAACCACACCAACCGTAGCACTAATAGTTACTTTTGTTTCTAAATAAATCCATTTTTGTTCAGGAATAATAAAATCAGAAGTAGATCCAAGTAAAGCACTACTTCCATCATAAACACTAATTCCAAAATTAGGATTTACATGAAATTTTACCTGTATCACATCTGATTCATCTTTAAACATAAAAAGAGGCCAAGAAGCATGATAAGTTGGTGTGCCACTACCATCTTTTTTAAATGCAATACCAAAATAAAGAGTAGTTTTATTAACTCCAATATCTTTATATCGTTTATAATCATTTCCACTAACTACCATACCCTGACCACCAAATCTTGCATAAGCACTACCAATAACTATACTCCAGCCTCCTAACCAACCTCTTTCTCCTTCTTGACTATGAGTAAAATGATCAAAACTTTCTATCATTAAAAGTGCCATATCCTTATCTCCTAACTAATTATTAGGTTGTTATTTCTAAACCAAACTCTGCTGCTTCCAATTTCGTTTGAGTCCAGGGATTAGAATCATCGGGATCTGTTTCAAAGATTTCTGATTCAAATAAATAATCAGCAGTAATATCTTCTGTTTCAGTTCCTTGATAATCAGTAGAATTAGATCGTATTATCGGAGTAATTTTTCTGGTTCCCGCTTCATCAATTCGACAATGATTATTCACCTGGATAGCTTTGACTGTTCCCAATGCACCAGTGGTAATACCAAAGATTGATTTGTGGTTTAGTGTATCTGAAACTATATAATCCGTATCATCATTTGATGGTGATTCATCCACACATTCATAATCATTTGATCCACCAGAACGTGTAAAGTCTACTGAGTTACCATCAGAATCAGGCATAAAGATTCTAATTCGACAATCACCATGAAATTGTGCATCGTCAATATACATATCATCAAAATAGGTATCTTTACCATTATTTACACACCTAAATCTAATTTTTCGTATATAATCAGATCCATTTTTAGTATCTTGAGAAGTCAAATTTAAAACCTGCGTTCCATTTATTCTAACAGTTACTTCTCCAACAGTATCACTTATTGTAACTTTACATTCTAAATAAAACCATTTCATATCAGGAAAAACAGCATCAGCAGAAGAACCAAGTAAAGAATCTGATGCATCATAAATTGATATTCCAAAAGTAGAATTTACATGAAATTTTACTTGTATCACATCGGAATCATCGTAAAATTCTATAAAAGGATAAATGCTTGAATATGCTGGACTTCCTCCTTCTGTTTTTTTTACAGCAATACCAAGATATATTGTCGATTTGTTTATTTTTGAATTTATTGTACCATGATAATTTGATGAAGTAAGTCTAAATCCTCCAGTTCCAAATCTTCCATAACTACTATCAAAAGAAGAAATAAATTCAGATTCTAATGACTTTTCAAACTTTTGAGCATTAGAATAATGATCAAAACCATCCATAAAAAAAAGTGTCATTATGCTACCTCCATACCAAATTCACAAGCATTGATTTTAGCTTGAGTCCAAATATTAGAATCACTTGGATCATCTTCCCATACTACTATTTTACTTTTATATATATCTGATAAAGATTGCCCCGTAGTTTCTGCATAATCAGTTGATCCGGTTCTAAGAAATCCTTTCGCTTTTATATTATCTGATTCCGCTGTTCTTATTACTTGGTTCCTTAATTGAATTCCATAAATAGCCGCATCATCTAAATCAGTAGGAACATCTGCATAGGCATAAGAATCTTTTTCTCCAGCATTGGCTCCTTCAACATAATCAGCACTATCCATATTGATTTCATCAATGCATTCATAATTATTTCCAGCAGAAGGAGTTAAATCTGTATAATTTCCTACTCCACTTGGATAAATTGAATCGATACGAATATCTCCTAAGAAATCATTATTTTTTGATCCAGTAGTATCAAGTATATAAATATCATCAAGCCACCACCGACCATAAATAGCAAAAGAAAATTGTACACCTCCAATTTGCGTTCCTGAAGAATTATAAGCAACAGTATCTAAACCAGAACGATCAACAATTAATTCTTCATTTAATCTAAATTGCACAATTCCTTCACTACCATGCATTTTGGCTTTTAATTCTAAATAATACCATGTATTAGCATCTAATTGTGTTGTAGTAAAGAGTGTGTCAGCAGTACCAAAAGGTTGATATTGAATAAAAAGTTTTTCAGTATTATTTATATACACCTTTCCTACTGTCTCACCTTGCGCACTAAGTATATTTAAAAAATTACCATAATTACCTATGCTATTATGTTTAAAAGCACAACCGACAACTATTACCTGATTATCAAAAGGATTAGGATTATTCCAGGTTAAAGATACTTCACTATTATTAACCCAATTTGGAGAATTAACACAATAACCACCACGTCTGCCACTTTGATCAATAGTAGCTCCTGATTCAATATAACTTGTAGATGACCAAAAAGAATAAGCATCTTCTCTACCATATCCCTCAAACCCATCCATATGTAAAAGTGCCATTATGCTACCTCCATGCCAAACTCACATGCATTTATTTTTGCCTGAGTCCAATCACCCGAATCACTTGGATCTTTTTCAAACATAAAATCTTTATTTGACCAAGTATCTGTCAGTGATACTTCA